ATGTGGTTCAAATGTATATTACTAAGGTCAAATTAAGACACACTGGTTGCTTAATGTGGCGTTCTAGACCTTTATCTCAAAATAAGGGGGTTTATGAAAAAATTATTAAATTATGAAAATAGGACAAATCTTTAACCATTATTTTCTCGAGTGGGACGTGAGTGTTCATTTGAAAATAAACTCAGTATAAGATGTCTTAGTGAAATCTAATCATCCGATCATCATCCCATAACTCCTTAGAATAAGCATTACAACTCGAAGAAAAATTACATGGTAACATCTTCAACAAATCTGTCGGTGTCTTATATATATTCGTCTTATCTAACACCAATGATATTGATTCAGCACAATTCAATTCACCCTCTCCACTTGAAAACATCCTTTTCCTGAACGGAGTTCCCTTAAATTTCATACACGCTTTAAATAATTCATGTTCTTTCTCCTTAGACAAAGGCTGTCTCAATCGACGATAACCCAAATATCCATTATATCCATGTACTTTCTCATGAAAATCAGCCAATTTAATCCCTGAATGCATACCATTCGTCATATGATCAAAAGAAGGCGTCTCCGACGACTCCCATATATATAGTTTACCAGTGTCAGGACATCTAACCAATAAAGCAACATGAGACCAGTCCGATCTAGTACATAATGCCAACAAGAGTCGGTAATATATAAACTCCGGAATATCATAAGACTCGTGCGTTTTAAACAATATAATATCACCAGTCTGTCCCTCCCGTTCAACCTCACTGAGATCTATCGACTGACGTTTCTGGCATAAAGAAAGACAAATAACCCTATAAATCACTAATAAAACTAGTGCCACTAAAGAATAAACCAAAAATACATCAAACATCCTAATTCCAAGATCCCACTGCCAATTCACTAACGCAATAATGATTATTGGTAACAATAATACAAATAAAGTTAAGACTTTCACCTCTTTACTGCCACTAGAACTAACTACGGCCTGAATTTGATCCTCTTTCATCAAGTTTCGCAACATTTTGACCATAGTATTAGTATATGCAAACAATATTATTTATACTATTGCTTATACTAATAGTATTGACGATTCCATTGCTCCTAATATATCTATTTCTCTCAGCTAATAATGGTATATTTCATGACGGTGGTCTAAAAGCCGAATATTTATCCCTCTTACCACCAAAACAGACGTTACCCTTTATAGTTATCAATCCTTCTGTTCAACTTAAGACACTCGATTACATAGAATATCCAGTAGTCTTAAAACCCGATGATTGTAGCGGAGGTGGCGCCGATGTCGAACTTGTAAATAATCAACAAGAAGCAGTCAATTACCTTCGTTCTTGTGGTAACAAATATCACAGAGTCATCATTCAAAAGTACTGCCCACTTCCAAAAGAATATTCCATTCTATACGAAAGGCACCCTTTCTTCAAAAATGGTTCTGTTATTTCTATTACCGAAAAAATACCTGTTGAACAAACAAAACAATTTAAAGTTCATAACGTTGGTATTGGAACTAGAAAAAGCGACGTAGTTGATCTATCTAAATACATTACACCACAATTCAATCTACTTATTGATAATATGACCCAAAAGATACCAAATTTATACTGTGGACGTTATGACGTAAAAGCTAAAGACCTAAATAGTCTATTGAATGGTGATTTTTATGTAATGGAATTAAATAATCTTCTGGGTGTTGATCATCGATCATTCGTGCATACAATAAGTGACTTTGACCAGCAAAACTGCTTAATACAATTAAGATGGTTTTTTAAAAGAGTTCTGTTTGGTCTAGAAAATCATTTGGTTAATGGACCAATCACCATAATACGCAATCTTAAAGGGCAGTGCAATACTATGTGTCAATCAGAAATTGATAATATCCTGAATGCAATGGGGACTTTCAAAATAATTTAAACTAATATAAAAGTGTTATGTCATGTGGCTCAATACCAAATTTATATTAATTGTGCTGATCAGTCTAGTAGTTATTTCGATCCTCCTAAAATTACGTTTTGATGGGGCTTTTAAAGAGTATGAATCGATACCGGAAGTTCATTTAAACGATATCAAAGATAAGATAAAAACCGGTGATCTTATTTTATTCTCTTCACATAATCATGCATATCCCAATACCATCCAACGTCTTTATACCGGATCTTTTTATACTCATGTTGGGGTTGCACTGGTTGACAATGGCGAGATATATATTATAGACTCTCATCCTAAGTCTATTCGAAAACAATATGAAGGTACAGTCGAAATCTTTCCATTTGAGGAAAAATGTCGGCTTTACGATGGCGAAATCTTTATTAAACATTTACTTAAACCAGTCGATTCCAAACATTTAATTCGTCTTAAAGATGAATTAAATAAATTACTCGCTTTCAAATTTCCATCCAATACAGATATCGTACTCAAATTTATTAACAAATGTCATTTAGGCTTAAATTATGAGACCGAAGGACAAATCTATTGTACCGAATTAGCTTCTTACCTAATTTCAGATATCCTAGAAATAGTCAAGTTCAATGATAACAGTTGCGTCACCTCAAGACAATTAGCTTCTTGTCCAAACTACTCTAAAGTTTACCGAATTATCTTATAAAACTCTACATGAGAATATTTTTGTTAAGGCACTATAATCTTATTAAAATGATTGGATTTCCTGGCCCCTCGATCCACGTCTAATTGAACCCGGAGTGGGATAATATGATGATGATGATGGACTCCTTCGATCACGTGGTGGTGTACGTACACGTGTACGTGATCTTTCCTTTCTTTGCTTGGCAAGACTTGCCTTTGGATCATAAGCCTTGCGACGTGCAGCGGCACTGGTGGTACCTCCAGATTGGGGGGCTTTTTCTTCGTTGTTTCCTCTCAAATAGAGTTCATAGATAGCTGCAACTAAACCAACTGGCAAAAGAGTTTCTGGAGTCAATTGGCTAACACCAAGAAGTGTTAAATATGATCCAATATATGGGTCATCCAACAAAGGAATTTCCAGATTTTCAAGCATACCGCCACCCACTTGGTTTCCCATTAGAAAAGCTTTAAAGGCTTCACGTCCCAATAAGATTGCCAATGGAACCATTGTCATTGAGTCAACACTACTGATACCAGAACCCTTTAAATATAAGTTGATAAGACGGCTACCGATTAAACGGTTGAGAAAGTTTTGAGCTGCTAAAGTGGCCATAGTTTGTTGAATTATATTAAAGATCTATATTTTCTAATATCAAAAACTCTTAAGTAAATCAGTCAAAATAGAAAAACTTTTCAGTCCAAACTCTTACATCAATTTGAATGTTTTTTATTAAAAAATGATACAAAAATTTAGATTATTTTATGTTGAATTCATGTATGACGCAGTAGTAGTTACAAATATGGGCAAACGCGAATCTCGACTACTTAGTAGTCAGAATGTTTTGAAAGTATTATCTAAAAGAGATCTAAAAATCATTGATGAAAACCGTAACTTCAAAATTTCGGCCCTAATTTCATCTGGAAAATGGATTCTCTGTAAATTCGACTACCTTAGACTGCTTATATTTCAAAATGAAGTTGCCGTTTTTAATAGTAAATTCAACTGTAATCAACAAGCTATTAACAAATTCACTGATATTTTACTCAGTAGACTGAAAGAAGATTGTGAAGAACAGATAGAATGTAAGCAAACATTTCCTTTATTAGTTCTCGAAACATGTTTAAAACATGTCGATGACTATTATGATGGTCTAGTTGAAGAGATAAGGCCAGAAATTGCTAGTCTCCAGAATGATCTTGATAATAATATGAATAACACTGGAGTTACCAAACGTCTAACGGGACTTCAACAACGTTTTTTGAATCTCCAATATAGAATAAAAGATATTGGAGAACTTTTCCATGACATTAACAAATGGGAGCAAGATGAAATCCTAGAGTTTAATATTTCAAAAAATACCGAACTTGACCAAAAATATCTTGATCTCATCGAAACTTATGGTAAGTATTTTGAAGAAACGATGGACGAAATCGAAAAAATGAACAAAATGCTAGACTTCGCCATGAGAATTATTGATATGAATATTTTAATGATTCGTAACAAGATGGCCAAATTTGATATTGGTCTTCAAATAATTACAATGTCTCTAACGGGTGGCACTTTTTTTTCTTCTCTCTTCGGAATGAATCTCAAGAGTCATTTCGAAGACAACGGATATGCTTTTTACTCGTTTGTGTTTCTTATTATTATATTTTCCATCACCATTTTTGCAACAACCAAACTTATTCTAAAACGTCACCATATTTCAACATAATCATACCCCAATTCCAACAAAGTATTACATAGTGCATCTGATATTTTAGACTTGGCCACAATTGGAGATTCTAATATCTACAGAAGGTGTACCACTTTGCGACCCATACCGCTCAATCTGTTTAACAACATCTGTTCCTTGTTCGAGGGCACCGAAAACAACATGTTTACCATCAAGCCACTGTGTATCAGCCACGCAAATGAAAAACTGGGATCCATTGGTGTCTGGTCCAGCATTGGCCATTGAAAGAGTACCGAATCCAAAATGGCGCCCGCATTTCCCTTGGAAAGTTTCATCTGGAAAAGTCCTACCATAAATGGATTCGCCTCCGGTTCCATTTCCACGGGTGAAATCACCACCTTGAAGCATAAAACCAGGAATGACTCGATGGAATGGAGAACCTTTATAATAATACATTCCACCTCTTTCTCCAGTACATAATGATCGAAAGTTTTCAGCAGTTTTGGGACAGGCGTCAGCATATAGTTCAAATGTGACTCGACCCATATGGTTTCCATTAGCGGAAATGTCCATCCAAACTCGGGGATTAGTAGGATTAGGAGTTGGTCTTGGGAGCGGCATTTGGTAATATATTACCAAAAAATTAATTTTCAATTTTTCGGAAGAAGGAATTCTTGACCACTCTCTAAATACTAACGTTTTTGGTATCAAATATTGTGAACCAAAGTAGTATAGTAGATTACTCAAAAATTAATTTCCAATAACAGTAAGCCCATATGCCTCTTTTTCCCAAGGGTAAACAATCCATTTATTTTGGACCTTTTCACCCTCATAATAAGAAAATGCACCAAATTG